AAACTGCTTCCGGGCGGTAAGTCTGCAGATTTGTCGTCTGTATTCTCGGCGGTATTGCTCGGTAAGATTGCCAGTCCGTTTATCAGTCTTGGCAAGGGAGCAATCAGCCTGGGGAAAGCAGGAAAGACGGTATTAGGTTCGGGAGCCGGAGAGATGGGACTGGGAGCAACAATGCTCGGTTCATCTGCTATGGGTACCGGACTTCTTGGAAAGTCAGCAATGCTGGCAATCAATCTCGGAGCAGGAAACCTAGCCGGAGGAGCCTCGCTTGGTGCTGGTGCGTTATCTGCACTTGGTTTAGGAGCGGGAGCCGGTGCAGTTGCAGGAGGTGCAACGCTTATTAGTGCAGGAATTGACACGTATAAGGCAATCAAGTCCGACGACAAGGACGAAAAAGCCGCTTACGGAGGTTCGGCTGCTTGGAAAGCAGGCGGTGTTGCTGCCGGAGCTGCCGCTGGAGCAGCACTTGGTTCTGTTATCCCTGGTCTTGGTACAGCTGTCGGTGCTTTAATCGGTGCCGGTGTTGGTGGTATTGCAGGCTGGGTAAAAGGCAACAAGGTCAAAGAGGAGTACCAGGAGAATGTAGAAGAGATGCAGAAGGAAGCTGAGAAGGCACAGAAAATCTTCCAGGCAACCGGATTATCAATCGAAGATGTGAAGTTTCAGAATAAGGCTCTGCAGGACGCTATGAACGATAGCGAGGTTTCTGCAGAGCAATTTGCACAGATGTTCCAGGAAGAATGCGAGAACGTGGCAAAGAATGCTTTCGGAAAGGTGAAATTATCCTTGCAGGAAGTTAAGGAGATTGCCAGCGACATCACGTTTGGAGATATGGCAGACAGCTTAAACAACTTCACGACAGCAACCAATGACACACAGCAGGCATTGAGCAGCCTGCAATCATCAGTAGCAACCTTGAAAAAGGAAAACTGGAAAGTCAGCTTAGGAATGAAACTGGACGAACTGCAGAAGGACGATTACAAAACTGCAATCGAGAATTTCATCAGTGATAGCCAGTCCTATATTGACAACAACCACTATGAGGCAACGGTCGCTTTGAAATTGCTTACTGGAACCGACGCAGACACCAGCGGTCTTGACAGCTACTACGGTAGTTTGAAGAGTCAGCTGGAAGGTTTGGGTTCACAGCTTAATGGAAAAGTAGATATTGCCATGGAAGATAGCGTTATTACACTTGATGAAGCGGCGGAGATTCAGAGCTTGCAAGATCAGATTTCGGCTATCACAGGAAAGATTTCGCAGGCCAGGACGGATGCGGAATTTGATACGTTGAAGATTAAGTATTCCGGCGCAGAGCTGGATATGGATAGCTTCAATGCTTTGCAGGAAGAGCTGCAGGCGGAAGTTACGTCTGCTTCAGATCAGTACGAGCAGGCACTTACGCTGACACTCACGAACCTTAAACTGCAGCTGGCAGACGGAGCAATCACGCAGGACGAGTACGATGCGGCAGTAAAGGAAGCAACAGACGGATATTATGCACAGATTGGAGACATAAACGCAAGGGTATCATCTTTCAACCTGGAAACAATAGCGGAGGCGTGGGATTCATCATTGCAAGGCTATATGCCGGAGATCGAAGGCACCACGAAGGAGAAACTGGAAACAGCTTTGAACAATGCTTTGTTGGCACATCCGGATGTAAAAACCTGGACTGCGGCAGATGTGGCAAGTTGGATGGGATTAGATAAGCTCAATCTCGATACAGCGGTTCAGACAGACATTGCGACGCAGATTCTACAGACAGCACTTGCGGTACCGGAAGGCACCAAAGAGAAAATTATGCAGGATTTCAAAGATTCTGTACCGACAGCAGAGGAAATCAAGGAGGCAATCGACTGGGATTCAATGACAAACCAGGACTGGCAAGACCTCATGGAGTCTATCACAGGCCCGACGGAGGGTGAGTCAATCGGCTTGACCTCAGACGCATTGAAACAGAAAATGTCTGATTATTACGCAGACTGTTTCGAGCAGGTAAAGACCTCATATTCGGAGGCTCTTCACAATGCGTTGGAGAACAGTAACAGCGAAGAAACGCTCAGTTCGTTCATGCAGGAGTATATGCAGAATCAGATGCAGGATTTTGATTTTTCGACAGTAATGGAGAATTACGGTCCTATATCGAATGAGTATTTCGCAACGCTGCAGTCCGAATGGCAGACGGCCGGCACAAACCTTGGAACGTCACTCAACACAGGAGCGTCAACAAGCCTAACCGGAGGATCAGCACAGCTGAGAACCAGCTTGCAGACATCATTGAACACAGCAACGGCAAGTCCGTTCAACATCAGTCCGACGGTAAACGTAACGCCAAATTACAATCTGCTGACATTGCCACAGATTCCGACAACAACACCGGCGAAACACGCTGCAGGTGGTCGAGTTGGTGGCGGCCCACAGCTGTCATGGCTGGCAGAGGAAGGCTGGGACGAGTTTGTTATCCCGACAAATCCAAGCCGAAGGACAAGAGCGCTTGAATTGTACGAGCAGGCAGGCGAGGCACTCGGCGTTTCTAAGCACGCAGACGGCGGCCGTATAGAAGGCTCAAATTTGAGTGATATGGTATCAGACCATAATTTATTCACTGAGGCGACAAGAAACGCATCCTATGGCTATAACGAAACCACAGAAGGTAATTATGAGGACAACTCAGCAGAAACATTTGCTCCGGTAAGTTCAGAGGTTCCGGCCTCTACACCACAGACTGGTCCGATCAGTGTAAATGTTGCAGTTAGTCCGAATTTCCAAATTGAGGCGAAGGAAGGTCAGAGTGAGGAAGATATTGTTGCCGTAATCAGAAGGCACTTAGGCGAAATTGCAGACGAACTCGGCGGAAACATCGCCGACAAGTTAAGCGAAGTATTCGCCAATATGCCGGTAACAAGCACGAAAGGAGCGTAGGCAATGGATATTAAACTAATTCCGGTGGAAAAGGGTTCAAAGTTTACGTTCCCGGCTCTACCCGAAAAGGTGCAGGGCAAATATGCAGCCAAGTACCAAAGTTTTGACATCATCTCCCTGGGTACCGTAAAGGTACCTAAGGGGACGGATGTTTCAGAGTTTTCGTGGGACGGTGTATTTTTTGGAGCATCAAAGAAGAATGAGGCAATCGTCAAGACGAATGCCTGGAAAAGTCCAAATGAGTGTGTAAAAATTCTGAATGACTATATGTTGAATGAGACAGTGCTTACATTGATCGTAACGGAAACGTGGATAAACGTGGATGTTACGATTTCTTCATTTCAGCCGAGACCGGTTGGAGCGTATGGCAATGTCGAGTATTCCATTACATTTGTTCAGAAGAAACCGCTGAAAATCTACAGTACAAATGAACTGAAAATTGCGGCGTTTGTAAGGAAAACGAAGCCGAGAGCCAGTTCATCATCGAGCGGAGGCAATTATACAGTAGTCTCCGGAGATACGCTGTGGGGCATCGCTTCAAAGAAACTGGGAAGCGGTACCAAGTGGACGACAATTTACGATGCAAACAAGGATACGATAGAGTCCACGGCAAAGAAACACGGAAAGAGCAGTTCAGATCACGGTCACTGGATATGGCCAGGAGAAGTTCTGACAATCCCAGGATAGGAGGCGCGCTATGATTGATTTGGCGAAAATCCAGTACCGGGTCGTGGTTATGGACGAAAGTAAGAACCAGTACAACATCAAGGAGTACATTGAAAACCTCGGATGGGAAGAGAACGACGGCGAGTTATCCGTCAGAACCTCATTTGTGGCGAAGAATGATAAGACATCCAAGGGTTACCTGTCGAAGATAATCAAGCCGGGGTGCCTGGTCGGAGTATTCGCAACAGACGGTGCTTCCCAGGACGAGGAAGTAGCACGAGGGTACGTGGAAACGTGGAATCCGGTTGAAAAGAGCGGAGGACATACGCTGAAATGTACCTGCTACGACGAGCTTTACAAGCTGCAGAAGAGCCAGGACAACAGATATTTCCCTTCCGGAACCGGCACAAAGTCGGCGATAGAAGGGATTCTTGATGATTGGGAGATACCGCAGGGATCATATCAAGGCCCGAATGCTTCACACGGCAAAACGGTGGAGAACAATAAGTATCTGTCAGACATCATCATCAATTTGCTGGACGATGCAGCAAAAAAAGGCGAAGAGCAGTGCTTTGTGCAGGCCAGGAAAGGTAAGACATCCGTTATTCCAAGAGGAAGCAATAAGACGGTGTATGTATTCCGGACAGATAACACACAGATGTTCAGTCAGAGCATAAGCACAGCAGATATGATTACTAGGGTCAAGGTTGTAGGGAAGGCAGACGATGATGGAAGAACCAGTGTTGAAGCCACGGTAAACGGCGAGACAAAGTATGGTATCCGTCAGAGAATTTATACGAGAGGTAAAGATGAAAGCCTTGCGGACGCCAAATCTGCAGCACAGGAAATCTTAGACGACGAAGGAAAAATCAAAAAGGAGATTAAAGTACAGTCTCCGGACGTTCCGTTTGTCCGAAAAGGCGACCTGGTGTATGTAATGAGTGAGCTGGCCCAGTCGTATTACTACGTGAAAGGCATCCAGCACACGGCAGACACCTGCAGCATGACAATGGATTTGGAACTTGCAGAGCCAAAGAAAGAAAAGGCAAGCTCCGAGAAAAAGAAAGATTACAATGTGGGCGACATCGTGAATTTCCATGGTGGAACCCATTATGTGAGCAGCTACCCAGGCTCAAAAGGCTATAACGCCAGGGCAGGAAAAGCAAAGATTACGATTAAGAACGGTTCCGGGAAAGCACACCCTTGGCATCTGATCCATACGGACAGTGGAAGCAACGTGTATGGGTGGGTTGACGACGGAACTTTTGATTAAAGGCAGGTGATACAGATGGATCAATTTGACGGACACCCAGGGACAGCGAAACTGGCGCAGGTGTTAGATAAGAGAACCTCGCAGAAAACAAAGTCTCCGCTGACTTTAGATTTTGGAGAAATCCAGGCAAACGGAAGTTTGAAAACGAACACATTCCCGGTGCCGATCCCGAAGGGAGACTACACGATCTGCAGACTGGCTGCAGGATTGACACTTTCAACCTCGGAACAGAGCTGGCTTGGCAAATCGCCGTCGGGCGTTCCTCTTCATAGCCACAGTGTAACGATACCCGCAGTGAAAGCGGGAGATCGAGTGCTGGTTGCCTGGATTCAGAGCGAAGCAGTCGTAATTGATGTGATCGAGAAATCATAAAGGAGGCGAGGCAAATGTCACAGCCACTATTTCCGGTTGTTGAGGTACCGGATTTTATCTCGGAGGACAGCCAGTACGACACTCAGTACAAAAGGAGTATGAAGTGGGACCCGGAACTGGGAGACTTCGTGAGAGATGGGGCGCACCGGATTAAGGAATGCGACGGCAAAGAAGCCTTCGCCATTTGGTGTTTTAAGATTGCACAGACAGAGCGGTACCGCTGTTTGGCGTACCCCGATTCAATCGGTACCGAAATGGAGCGTGCCATGGATAACGACGATGAAAAAACTGTTGAGTCCATGGTGGAAAGAACAATCACAGATGCAATTATGGTAAATCCCCGGGCAGAAAATGTCCGGGATTTTCAATTTACCTGGGAAGGCGATCAGATGCACGTAACCTTCAAGGTAAAGGGTAGCAACTGGGATGAAGAAATAGAGATTAGCTTGTAAAGGAGGTGGAGAGTATGCAGCCGGAATTTAACAGACCGGAGTTCCTGGAAGGAAACTCAGCAGAGGAAATTCACGAGCGAATGATGAATAACCTGCCGGACGACATCGACGATATGCCGGGTGGGTTTCCGTATGATATGACGATGCCTGCAGCATTGGAAAAAGACGAAATTATCAATTTCCATATCGTAAGGGCATTGATGATTGCGTTCCCGGAATACGCCTGGGATGAATGGTTAGACCTTCACGGTCGCCAGGTACATCTCACAAGACACGAAGCGGAACCAGCTTTTGGCTATGTGAAAATCACAGCTGCAGAAGGAACCGAGATTTTATCCGGAACGGTATTCTGTACGGCGGCAACCGAAACCGGCCCGTCGATTGAGTATGCCACCACAGAGGATGTGGTTGTTGGAGGCGAAGGATCAGTGCTTATACCGGTATCAGCGGTTGAAGCAGGCACAGGTTCTAATGTAGCGGCGAATACGGTCGTGCTAATGATGGTACCCGATAAGAATGTGACCGAGATTAACAATCCGGAGCCTATTCGTGGCGGTACTGAAAGAGAGACAGACGATGATTTTTACGACAGGATCGCTGCAGAGTACGACAACAGCATGACATACCTGGGGAACGATACGGACTATAAGAGATGGGCGAAACAGGCGGGAGCAGGAGATGCAATAGTTATTTCTACGTGGAACGGTCCCGGTACAGTGAAACTGGTGCTGGTAGACGGAAACGGAAAACCGGCCAATGCGAAGCTAGTGCAGGATGTGTATAACTACATCGTTTCTCCGAATGATAGGTCAGCAAGATTGCTTCCTACCGGAACAGCAGAACTGACTTGTGCGGCAGCCACAACGGTTGCCGTAAATTATGTTATTGCAGGACTCAGCTACGATGAAACAACCGGCATTGAGCAAATTAAGGCAGACTTTACGGAAGCCGTGAGAGCGGTCTATGCACAGGCGAAAACCGAAGGAGTTCTAAGGTACAACGATGTAAGACCGTTGATTTCTGCAATCGCAGGAGTCGAGGACTTTGAAACATTCACGATGAATGGGAAAATGCAGAACATCACTCTGAAAAGCGAGGAGTACCCGGACACCGGTACCCTTAATTTTAGTTAGGGGGTGTGAATGTGGAAAAGTTTGATTTAGAGAATTTCCCGGTCAGCGAGAGTGCAAAGAACATGATTGCCTCAGTTTCAGATGGCTTTTACGACAATTCCTATGTCGGAAAGTGGCTGTATGAGGTCATGGGCCAGGAATACGACACGGCAAGAGAAATAGCTGAGGATATTCTAAACCAGCTGTTTCCGGAAACTGCCACATGGGGACTGATGTACCACGAGATTAAGTGGGGACTGCCGGTGCGAGAAAATCTTCCATACGAGGAGAGGCGACAGCTGATTTACCGGAAGAGAGACTACCGGGCGCCGATGACACCGTATCGGATGGAAGGGTACTTAAAAACCGCTACCGGATTTGATGTACGAATTGCAGACATCAACGATCCGGGAGATTATGGTTTTGTGGCGCCACACCCGAATGTGTTCAAAGCATACTTTATGGGCGAAGGGACACTTGCATCAAAGCGAGCGAGAGCTATGCTGAATGAGCTGAAACAGTCACACACGATGTTTACGATGAATGACCGAACCGAGATTGTATCAGACAATCGGAACTTAGAGGAGATGAATCTGAAAAAGATAATCTTCCATATCGCAGAGTCATTTTGGTATAGCGATCTGCTGGATGGAAGAAAACCGCTGGACGGTTCCAGCCTTCTCTATCCGTATATGAGATACAATCTGATGCTTGGTTTTAAGTATATGCTCGGTGGATTTACAACCCCGACAGACGCAGACCTGCAGAAGGTAAAATTCAGAGCAGAACAGAAAACAGAAAATGATGTCAAGGCAGGAGCAATCCGGATCGCCTCGGACATCATTTTTTGGAATACGCACCTATTGGATGGTTCGTGGGATTTGGACGGCTCACACAGGCTTGATGTTACACGAGGCTATCAACTGGGCGTTGCAATCGTTGCAATGGTTGCCTTCGCCCATAACGAGGTCACAGACGTATTGAAAGTACGAAGTGCTTATGACCTGCGAACGGGTTCAGAGGTTCGGGCGGCAATACGCTCGGAGTTCGAGGCCGACTTTTGGAATACCGTCTATTTGGACGGAAAACTGTTACTCGACGGAAATACGACGTTGGAGTACAGAGGTGGTAATAAACGATTTGAAGCATCAGTTACACATCACATGGGAATCAAAAGAGAAGATTCGGATGTATCGGTGCAGGTCATTACCAAAACAAGGAATTACTGGTTTTTCGATGGCGGCAATATGCTGAACGGTAAGAAAAATCTTAATTCAATTTATAGAAAGGAGTATATCCAATGAGTACAGAAAAGAGCAAAAACGTGGTGATCACGAAGAAAGCCAGGGAGAACCTGGTTAAGGCACGTGCCGGAGCCATTACGCTTCCAAAGATTATCGGTATGGCGTTTGGCGAGGGCGGTGTAAACAGTTCCGGTACGGTCATTGCACCGGCGGAATCCCAGTCTAGGCTCAATAAG